CCGCCCGCCGTGATGATCGATCCTGTCGTGGCTGACGTGGCATCAGTGACCAGCGTGGAGCTAATGCCCTGCGCGAAGGGGACGCGGGCCGTGGTCGTGGTCTGCCCGTCCTTCGTGATCGCCGTGCTAAGGCCCGTGGCCAAGTCCGCCGTGAGCGCGTTGAACGCCGTGGATGAGATGACCGTGCCAGTGACGACTGGCTGGCCTGCGCTGTTAATTACGAACGTGCCGGAACCGTTGTAGCTCATTTGAAGTCCTCATAGTTGGGGCGGGTGGCTTGCCCAGCAGCCAGTGTTGAAACATTAACCGCGTTTGCGTTGTTCTTAAGCAATTCAGCCAGCTTTGCCGCCTTGGAGGCGTCTAATGCCTTCCTGCCAACCCCGGCAGCCTTGCCAGCATAATATGCGCCTTCGCCAACCAGACGCGGTGACGCAAGGGCAAGACCAGCTAAAGTGGAAGGGGCCAAAAGAGCCGCCGCTCCGCCAAGGCCGCCCGTGACAATCCTTGCCATTCCACGCGGCAGTGGTGCGCTTAAAGACTGACCAGCCAGGGTGGGCAAAAGATTCTTAGCGCCATTATCAATGATATATTGAGCTAAAGCAGGGCGAGCAGACTGATTACTGGATACGTTATTCCGCAAAATGGACTGCAATTTCCTTATGGCAGTATCAGAACTTGCTTTGTCGCCAAGCGAAAAAGTCCTCTGAACATCGTTGTAAAGATCGTCAGCCTCCATAAAGTCTTTCATGACTTTGGCGTATTCTGGGTATTTATCGACAATTTGTTGTTTTACGGCATTATAAACATTAGCAACAATTTTTGACCCCGGAGAACCGGGCTTTGTCAGCGCGGACAAATCCTCCTCATAAGCAAGATTGCCAATCTTCTTTTTAAGTGCGTCCAAACCTTCTGCGGTATGAAACTTACCTGGATCAGATTGACGCCAATCATCAACAACGCCTTGAATGGCTTCCTTTACCTTTTCAGCACTACCTGAAATTGTCTTACCTTCAAAAGAGCCAACTTCAGAAGATTTTTTAATGGCTGAATCAATAGGGGCAAAATCAAGGGTTTCGGTTTTTCCGCCGATTGCTTTTGCAATCCCGGCTTTATATTCAGCCGTTTTTGCCGCCCTAGCGTTGGCAAGGGCATCCTGTGCCAGATCAAGCGCATCGCGGGGGCTTGCACCGGTTTTGAAGTTAACCCTTAACTGGTCTTGAAATGCTTTGGCAGCGTCAGCGGCTTCTTCGCCCCCCACAAGCGACCCGTAACCAGCTTTGGCGGCTTCGCGGATAGACGGGGCTTCGGCACCAGTTGAAAACCCAAGGCCGTGAGAAACAACAGGTTCCGCCGCTTTGCGGCTAACAAACCCACCTGCTTTTCCAAGCAGCGCAGCAGTTTTCTGAGGCAATGTCACGGGATTGATAGCGCGGCCAGCCGTAGCGACCATTTCTCCAGCCCGACCCAATCTGCCAACCGTTCCCAACGCTGGGGCGACGATTGAACCTACATCAAGCGCCATACCGCCTAGATCAGTAGCCATTGTATTCTTGATATTGCGATAATTGCCGTAACGGTCATACAAAGCGTTTTCAACGCCTTGGATGGCTGATGTGTCGTACGCCGGGGCGCTGCCGCGATACTGTTCAGGCGAAAGATTGCGGACCTGCTGAAACGCGCCAAGACCAATGTTTTTCACGCCTGATATAATGTTTTGAGCATTTTGTGCCCGTTGCCGACGCTCTTCATCGGTACGCATAAAATCAGGCTTCATAACTTCATAAGCAGCCCCAGGGATTGCTTTGGCAACCTCCACCGCAGCGCCAAGGGCTTGGCCTGGCAGTTTTTTCAAGCCAGCCATTGCTGACTCGCCAAGGGAGAGTTCTGGGTTTGGATCGCTAGGGACAGCTGATGGCGCGGGTGCGCTAGAAGCAGGCCCAAATTCGGCCCGCAATTGTTCCAGTTCGGCTCGTTCTGCTTGAGTTAATGCCATTTTATAGTGCCTTATTTTTTAGCAGCCTTTAAAGCCCTAAGACGTTTTAGCTCTGCTTCATCAGTGTTATCGCTTTCGGCCATAGACCTGTAATTAGGCCCTGCGCTTCTCACCATGCCCCTAGTAACAATTTCACGTTCTTTGCGTTTTTGTTCTACAATTTCTGGGGGATTGCCGGGCTGCGGGAAATATTCTTTGTCCGCTTTTTGAAATTCGGAATCGCCAATCGTTGCGCCCGATTCTTGACGAAGTTTTGCGTTTGTAAATGACAAAATTGCTTGGTCTAATTTTTGTTTTGCCGCTGGAACTATGTAATTTCCACCGGGCAATTTTGCGGCCCCCCTGATTATTGGATTTAGGGCGGCGGCAACTACATCTGGGTCTTCCAAGTATTTATTTGCAACCGTCATGCGGTCAGCAAACCCAGCGGAATTAGCTTGGAATTGGTTTTCTGGTTTCAACAATTGAGCATTTGCCAAATCATCCAAGTGCTGCTGCCGGGCAATTTTCCTTTGTTCAGCCGCCGTGTCTAGGGCATCACGCCGCGCCTGCATGGCGTCTGCATGGGCTTGCGCTGCCCTTGCGTTATCGCGGGCTGCTTCTTGCTGGGCAAACGTATCATTTTTCACATTACGCGCGTTTGTCAAAGCTTGCTGCGCCAGTCTGTCAGCTTCCTGCTTGTCCAAGCGGGTCTGCCCAGTTGCATACCGCTGGTCTTCAACTTCATTTTGCATATTCTGCACATACATAGGCGCAAGTGCGGCCATGCTGGGATGCGCGGCCATAGCGGCCATGATGCGATTGGTCTTTTCTGACCTGCTAAGATGCTGACCAGGCGTGACCGTACCAGGGACATATGTCCCCATGTTAGTAGCCTCGCCTTCCGGCATGAAAGACGATGCACCGCGCGGCATACCGATAGGCATTGTTTTGCTAGGCTGTTCAGTGGGAAGATAATAGCCTTCAGTCTTAACGTCTGGACGGTCAGCCAGGCCCGCAAAGATGTCGCTAACGTCCTTGGCTTCCTTGGCCTTCGCAGTCGCCAAGTCCTCTTCGGCCTTACCGCCCATATACGCGCCCATGAACTGACTGAGCGCCCTGCCGAGGCCACCGGCAACGGACGGCTGGGCGGCGATGCCCTTGTAGCTCATAACTTCGGGCTGGGCTTGACCTTGTTGCATCAGCATTTCGGCCAGCTTCTGCCGCCTAGCAAGGGCTGCCGCTTGGGCCTCATAGGGCAAGCCAGACAGGTCCGAACCCTTGGTCAGGCTTGTGAAGGCGTTCTGGATCGGGTTGACAACTTGGTCAAGGAATGATTGGTCTGCCATTTTAACCTACGCCATATTGGAATTAAGATTGCCGAGAAGCGCACTATTATTAGGAGCGGTAAGGGACGATTTTGCAGGTCCAAAAATGTCATCAAAACCAAAACCTTTACCGCCGCCAGCCTTATAGCCCGCAACGCCTTGTTGCAGCGCATTTCCAAAGCCAGCCGCTGCCGTAGGCATGGCGTGAATGCCTTTATAAGCAGTCGTTTCCAAACCATTATCGCCCTGCGCTTGAAGCAAAGCGGCCAATTTCATAACCTTAGCTTGGTCTTCCGGCGTGGATGGGGCGGTCAGGGATGTCTTAATGCTTTCCCACCAAGGCTTTTCGCCCGTTTCATCAGCCATTGAAAGCCTCCAATATCTTCATGGATGGAGCCAAAGCCGTCTGCAAATCGGCCATTTTGGCTGCGTATTTAGCATAGAATTCAGGATATTTCTGCTTTGTCCACTCAATTCGGTCAGCCGAATGGCCCAAATAAGCGGTGCAGTCGTAGCAATCTAGGCTGGTGTGTTTGATGCCGTAATGGTCCGGCAGGGCGGCCCGGTGCTGGAGGATGAACGCGAAGACCTGTTCCTCCGTCCATGTTTCGATGGGCTGGACAAAGGTAATGCCATCGACAATTGAGCCGTCCACAGCAGTAGACTTATGGGCTTCGTCTAGCCTCTGGCCGCGCACCAGGCTGGTGATCCCACGGTCTTTAGCCGCCTTGAGCAGCGGAACAGCTATATTCTCATGGCAGCAGCTAAAATATGTCTGAATTTTGACCGGCTTAGGACTAGTCATGGTCATGCCAAACACCGTCCAATCGACGGGAACGACATCAGACGGGATGCCTGTACGCTCAATCTGGGCTTGCTGGTCAGACGGTATTTCAATGAATTCCTTGGCTTCTGCCCTTATTTCGTTAACTATTGCAATGGTTTCTGGGTAAGCCTTGCCGGTATTGACCCACAGGACAACAGGCTGCTGCTCGCGGTACATATACCAGCAAGCCAGCGAGTCCTTACCGCCTGAGAAAGCCAATCCTAGCATCAGAACGCCATACCTGCCGCACCGGCAACGCCGCCGAGCATACCCATCATGCCCTGATTGTTAGCCGCCGCTTGATTAGCCTGGATACCGTATTGATCCATCGCGGCCTGACCCTGCTGTTGGACGCCTTGGAAGACGGGCGCAGCCTGAATGTTCTGGCCGGTGTATTGTTGAAACTGCGGGGCCTGAATTTGAGAACCCGACATTAGGGCGCTGATCTGGTTCAGGGGCTGGTTATACAAGCCAAGCTGTTGAGCAAGGGCTTGCTGCGCAGCCGTATTTCCGAACTGGGCTGCGTTAAGGTTCTGGTTGAATTGCTGTGCGGCAGCCTGATTATACAACCCAGCCGAAGCCCCGGCCTGACCATAATTCTGGCCCATAGCGGCATTGGCTTGGTTCTGGGATGTGACGCCTTGCCCGTAATTCTGGCCTATAGCCTGGTTCTGTAGCTGCTGGGAACTCATGCCCTGGCCGTAGTTTTGGGCAATGGCCTGATTGCCAGCCTGCTGGTTGGCAAGGTCCGATTGGAACTGGGATAGCTGGGCAGCATTGCCAAACTGAGCATTACCGGCAGCCTGACCATACCGCTGGGCCTGGGCCGCGTTCTGGGCTGCGTTGGACTGCATAGCTTGGCCGAAGTTCTGGCCGATAGCTTGATTACCAAGCTGCTGGGCCGTGACGCCCTGGCCGAAGTTCTGTCCAATTGCCGCGTTCTGGGCGGCATTTGCTGCCCCAATCTGACCGAAATTCTGGCCGATAGCCTGATTAGCAAGCTGCTGGGCAGTGACGCCTTGGCCGAAGTTCTGGCCGATGGCCTGATTGCCCATCTGCTGCGCCTGAGCAGCCTGACCAAAGCCCTGACCCAAGGCGGCATTGTACATACCGGCCTGACCCATCGCCTGACCGTAGCCCTGCTGGTTGGCGCTCATGTCGAGGCCGATGCCCTGCAAGGCAGCTTGGCTCAGAAGGTCGTTCTGGCCCTGCTGCTGCTGGCGCATGGCGTTATTGTACGCCTCTGAGCCGGGCGTGATGCCCTGGTTGGCAAGCTGTTGGGCGGTAGCCGCAGACTGCTGGGCAAGCTGGGGCTGGAGGCGGTTCATGATCGCCTGCTGGCCTGTCATACCGGCATTGACCGGCATGGCCGCAACGCCAGACATATCCGCGCCCGTCTTTAAGCCGCCAAACTGGCCCGCATTTACGCCCTGAGCCTGTCCATAGGCACCGGCATTGATACCGCCAGCCTGACCAGCGTCGGAAGCCCCGTAACCCCGAGCCTGCCCATAGGCACCGGCATTAACGCCACCAGCCTGACCGTACTGGTCACCAGCCGGGGCGTTCTGAACATCGCCATAGCCGCCAATGCTGGTCTGTAGGTTTGGACCGGCAACGCCGCCCTGCGCGGTGCCATACTGACCAGCCCCAACGCTGCCAGCTTGGCCATAAGCCCCGGAAGGGACGCTGCCAGCCATGCCATACTGGCCCATAGCGGGGCCGTAGTTCATCGGCATCTGCGGGCCGAGAGAAGTCTGGATTTCAGGGCCGGTATATTTGAATGGCGTACCCATGACGTTCTGGGCAGTCGTAATGCCCTGCTGGCCTAGATCGGCAAGGCTGCGCTGAACGCGCTGCTGAGATTCAAGCGTTTTCTGCGCTTCAGGCGTCAGCGTCTGGGTGACGGTAGGCTGCATATCGCCAGCCGTGGTATAGCTGGCAATATCCGGGGCAGCGCCTTGAGAAGTGGGGTTGCCGTATTCGTCAGTCTGGCCCTGCTGGTTTTGATAGTTCTGCATGGCTTGGTCATAGCCAGCCTGATCTACCTTCTTAGACTGGTTATATGTAACCGTCTGATTTCCATACGGGCTGATGATATTGGGGTTGCTGAGAACTGCGGACTGGCGCGCGGCATCAACATTGGCCGCACCCTGAGCAGTAGCTGCTGCCGCATAATTAGGCGCTGCGGGCGGCGGCGGTGCTGAACTTTTTCCCATAACGATCTCCTAAAAACCTGCAATCCGCCTTCTTCAGCGTATAGATTACTATGTCACCTTCGGGGCTCGCGTCGGCTATTCTGCCTTCTTCCGCAAACCCCATGTTTTCAACCAGCTTTATGCTCTTTGCGTTTGTACTTCCGACTGGCAATATCACCTTATCGACATTGCAAACATTGTAGGCGTAGTCAAAAACCGCTCCAATAAAGGCTGGCGTTAAACGCCCTTCAATGCCCATGTGAGCCATGATTGATCGGCCATTCCAGTTTTCGTACAATACTCCCGCAATAATCTTGCCGTCTTTTACTAAGCCAATAGCGGTATCACCTTCGTGATAAACGCCCTTAATCTTGCCAGCCACCCATTTCCCAATGTGTGGCCCGCTAACTATACGCCCGCCCATCCGGTTTGATACACCACATCTGTCGAAGCCCATTGTATCTGCAATCCGCTGCTGGCCGTTTTCATCTGAAGGCCGCCGCAGTAGCCAATGCCCGTAATGCCTAGCCATGTGTTCTGGATAGCAAGATCAGCGCCCCAAATGGCCGTGTCCCAAGTGCTAGTCGCCGCATCCCAGATGCCGTAGGACGAGCCGGTAAACGTCACTGGGGCCGTGGTGTCGGACGTATCAAAGTCGATATTCATGCCCACGCTGATGGTGGGATCGCCATTGCTGAAGATGCTAGGGCGGGCGCGGGTGAAGTATTTCTTGACGCCGCGAGCGCCTAAATAGTTGAACGCCTGGAGCGTGGTGGTTGTTATGTTGCTGGTGTCATCAGCATAGTTGTCGTCCCACGCATGGCCAACATAACCATCTGAACCAAAATAGGGATCGTCGTTGTAAAGTTCCCAGCAATAAGCCGCCCAGCCAGTGAACTGCGCCCAAGACTTTGTGATGGTGTTCATCACATATTGCTGCTGCTGGCCGTCAGCCACTGGGATGTTGATCCATACGGCATTGTATTTAGCCGTATAAACGACCTGCCAGCCGACATCTGCATGATTGCCGCCATACTGGGTCGTGGCCGCTGTAATCGCGCCCTGTATCTTGTCTGACAGGGCCACACGGGGGTCTAGGCGGCTGGACTGAAGGGACGCGGCCATAGGCATAAGGCCGTCATAGGTCAGGATCAGCAGGTCGCCAGCCCATTTGAGCATGGCGCGGGTGCTAATGGGCGAACCCAGCTTCCAGACGCCGATCAGGGACCAGGTTGCCGCGCTGGCAGGGTCCGTGCCGCGATAAACGATGACTTCGCCAGTGCTGGTAATGAAAGCAATGTTGTCATCGACGCCGTAGCCAGCGTCAATCGTCCAAGTGTCCAGATCGACCAAATGGCCGCCAAAGCGGCAGATCGAACTCATGTCGATATACTGGGCCGCGCCGCCAATCGAGCTAGTCGGCAGATACCAAGCCTTCAGCGTGTTCTCTTCAATGAACCAAATGCGGTTCTTGAACAGCGTGATATTGGACAGATTATTGTCGGTAACGCCCGTAATGCTTGGAGTTGACCAAGTGGTGCCATTGTATAGCAAGGCGTCATCAACGCCATTTACGGCCATAAGGTAGCTGCCGCCAGCGGTGGTGATGTTGATGTATTCCCAGATGCCGTTGGTCAAGCCTGACACAACAGCCGCGCCGACAGCCCCGGCAGTGGTCACATCATAAAGATAGCCCGTGCTGGTCACGGCAAACATCTTTGACGTTGCGCCGCCATTGTAGACCATGATGGTCTGGGCTTTGCCGTTCAGGCCCGTGGCGTGCTTAGTATAGCCGCCCCGCATGGTCAGATTGCTAACCGTCGGGAACATATTGATGAGCGTTACCGCGTCAGTCGGTTCCATGTTGGCAAGGCTGTCACGCGCGTTCCAGCCGCCCAACGGGGCGGGCAGCGACTGCACTTGAGCCGCATTACCCTGGACCATAGCGCGTGGGCTAATTGCCATAGCCGCTATCCGGGATGTTGTCCCAGCCGATCAGCACGGAGCCGGGGCGCGGTGCGAACGACAGATTGGCCGCCGACGTATCCTGACCAACGGAAGTCTCAAACTCAGTCAAATAATCGCGGTAGATTGCCGTCGTGTCAAAACCCTTGGCCTGGAAGTACTTCAGTTTTGTGGACAAGACCATAAGGCGGTCAGGGTAGATGCAGGTATCTGTATCAACCGTAAAGCTGTTCTTGACCGCGCCAGCGGCAGACAACGCCCAACCCTTGCTGCGGTACTCAAAGCCAAGGTTTTCGTTAGCCGAATAACCGGGCCAAATCTGGAAATATCCGCCTAGCAACCGCCAGCGGATACGCGGGCCTGTGCTAATAAAGCCACTAAGGAGCCATTCCCACTGCTGGGCGCTTTCCGGGCCTAGCATTTCCCAGTGCTTGCTCTTGTCCCACTGCGTCCTTGGCACGATGCTGTCATAGTCAGACGGCAGGGCGTACTTGACCTTCTGGAAATAGATCGTCCCAGCGGTCACGGCGCTCGTTGAGTAGGTAGAGATTGTGACCTGCGTAGAGGAATCCACACTGGTGATAAACGTGGCGTTTGGGATGCCCGTGCCTACCACCATGTAGGTGGTGTCCAACCCGGTAGTGGACGGGATACCGGTGATGGTCAGGGCCGTAGTCGTGTATGTACCCGTCGTGGTCGTGTATTCCGTAAAGAAGCTGTAGGGCGTAGTTAATTCGCGCCAATCGGCCTTACGCAGAAGCTCGTAACCGCTGGCGTTCATAAGCGCCAGAATCTGCGTAACGTCTTGGTTCGTGTTACCCGCAACCGTTGTCGGTGTTGGAACGCCTAGTTCATTGGTGACCTGTTGCACCAACTGCAGCATCGTCGTACTGGACATCTACATCCTCTTTCCTTGGCCGACCCGGCTTGCGCTGGTTCATGAGAGAAGCCATCTGAGCCTTTAACTCGTCCAACTCGCTGCGGGTCTTAGCCAATTCGGAACTGCTTTCAGACTGATTTCGCTGCGTCAGATAACCCCTAGCGCGTTCCCGAAGGCCAGCGGCACCCATGCCAATACGCTGCAACTGGGCGTCCGTGGCCGTCGCAACCTGCTCGACGGTCTGAAACTTCAAAATCTGCAATTCAGCCATTTGGTGTTCATTGAAATCTTCAGGCTTGTCCTTGTTCCACTGATCCAGCGCAGTGCCGATAATCTGGCCGTTGCTGTTCTGGGACTGGAAGTGAAGCCACTGACGAATAAACCGCTCCTTGTGGTGTTCGCGGGCGGGCTGCTCAATGATGTTAGTCTTATCACCCGGCACCATAATCCTCACAAAAGGCGTGTCCTTGTAAGGGGCCTTGTCAAACACATAGAATTCTACATGCAGGTGAGAATCGGCATTGGAGATATCGCTATCCAACGGCATAAATTACTCCTTACGTGGAAGTCAGGGCGCAGGTAACGGCCCAAGTGGTGGCGGAAGTGCCAAGGCAAATAGCAGTCTTCAGGGTGCCAAGCGCAACGCCAGTCGAACCGGCAACCGCCGCATTCATGGTCACGCCAGACGATTCGTTGGTGTAAATCTGCAGGGTCGAAGCGCCGCCATTATAGACGTACACAACAGCACCAGCTTCGCACGGGGGCAGCTTGACGCCAGTGCTGGCGGCAGTGGTGCCGATAGCGTTGACAACAGCCGAAAGCTGCAGGGCAGTGGCCTGTGTGGTGCCGGTAGCGGTCAGGGCAGTCGCGCCGTCGCCGCAGATGGAAATGGTCGCCAGCGGGGAATTACCGGAGGCGAGGACTCTGGAAGGAATGGGCATAATTAGATCCTTTATTTAGGGTTTTGAACGTACAACGTGGCATACGGACAGGCATCGCCATGATCTGTATGCTGGTACTTGATGTCATATTCAGAGAATTTGCTCTGCCACCATTCGCTAGGAAACACGGATAGATGAAGCGGGTGACCGATCAGCTTTCCCATACTATCGTCAAATAGGGCTATTTTGAAATAGCAACTATCGACGCAATCCATGATATTTCTAATAACGTCAGGCACATCCTCCGGGGGGATATGCTCCATAACGTCCGTGCAGTAGCCAATATTGCCGCTGATGCCGATTGGCTTGGTCAGGTCGGCTACGGTAAAAGGCAGGTCATTGCCTTCGTCGCGGCAATTGTCAGCAAAATCAACGAGTTGCACTTCACAGCGGGTCAATTCGGCAATCTTCTTGCCACCCCGGCCCGTGCCGCAACCGAAGTCCACAATGACATCGGTTAGCTTGGGATCGGCAATCTGGACAAAATGCTCCGCAAATGACTCGCCGGGGGCAACTTCCCGGTACAGCGGGGTCTTCCACATAGCTTCGTATTTCTGGACTTCCGACATGGGCGGCGGCGGCTCAGACATGGCCTTGGCAATAGCCGGGAGGAGGCCGTGCCCGTGGACCTGAATGATCGTGTCTTCTTCAGCAAGCTGCTGGGCGGCGGTCTGAAATTCCATAGCCTGCCGGGCCATCCAGGGGGCGGCAATATACTCCTTGCCGCTGACCCAGTAGCCTTCGCGGGGGTCTTCGGCGTTGGCCGTTTGGGCGTAGGCGTGGCCTTCGCCAGCCAAGGAATAGCTGGAATCAAAACCGTACAGGTGGATATGCCGGTAGCCCATGCAGAAGGCGATGCTCATGGCCTGAAGGCCCACAGTTGTCCCGCCGCCAATCAGGGCGCATAAACGGTCCCCGATATAGTCTTGAATGCCGGGATAAGCCGGGTGCCATAAAGTAACGTCATGGCCTTCCAGAGCCTCAAAGACGCCCGTGGAACACTGGGACGCAATGAGGTACTTGGTAGCCTTATTGGGGTGAACAAAGCCCTGATTGTGCGCCCTGGCGTCCAGAAGCACGAAATAGTCAGGGGTTACGTCAACGCTGGCTAGGGACGGAATAGTGCCATTTACGGCAAAAATAGCCTGACCAGCGCCTTTATGGGCGGCAATCATGGGGAGCAGCGGCTTCATAGAAGGGCCGCCCCCCACAATCACAGCTACCCCGTCATGTGGCTCAGAAAGCTGCAACCACGGAAGATCACGAGCAACGGCAGCAGTTATGTTGCCGAAAATCTCGTGATCCTCCGTGTTGCACACGATAGGAATCGTATCATCTAGGTTAGATGGTACGATCATTAGGTAACGGCACCCTGCAGATGCGGACGATTGATCGACACGATAACGGTCGAAACAGTCGAGGCAACAGTGGCAAGGTTGGCCGAACGAGCGCCAAGAATCTGCTTGCCAGACGCAGCGGTGGCCATAATACGGCCAGCGGTAGCGGACTGGTAAACAGCAACCTGGGCATTGGTCGCAACGGCAGTCTTCTTGACAACCGCGAGGCCGCCAATCTGATACCAGCCGAAGAGGCCAGCGGTGTTGGCCGCCATTGCAACGGCCACCGGAGTCGCCTGATTGGCCGTATTGGCCGACAGGGTGGTCTGGTAGGTCGTGGCATTGTAGGTCACCAGCGAGCCAACCACGGTGCTGGCAACGCCCAGCAGCATGATGAACTCACCTTCGCCGTAAGTCGGGTCGAACGCGCGGCAAACCTGGCCGAGCGTGTTTGGCGGCGTGGGAATGGCAGAAGTGCCATTCGCCATCGTGACGCCAGAGTCAGTGTTCGCAATCTGAAGCTGTCCAGCGCGATTTTCAGTGAATGAATAAGCCATGTTGTGTTTTCCTTAAGCGATGAGGACACCCTGAAACTGCGAACCGGAGCAGGTCAGATTGCCCGCCCAGCCGATCAGCTTCACGATAGCGTCCTGATTGACCGACTGGCGTTCGCCACCAATCGGAACAAAGTTGCGGTCCACATGAGGCCGGAACATCAGATACTTGGTGTTCAGGAAGAACATGTGGTTAGCGGTAGCGGCAGCGCCGATACCACCGTCAAGCACAACATCCGACGCCATACCGGCACCGTAGTACTTCAGCGAGGCAAAGCCAGCGCCAGCCATCGACGAACCGGAGTCCGAGATGCGCTGGATTGACTGCAACGACTGCAAGTACAGGCGATAGTAGTTGTTGTCGGCAACGATCAGGTCAGGCTTGTCCGTACCACGGATAAGCTGCACAGCCAGGGCATCCATGTACTGCTGGATGTTCGAGGCAGTAACAGCGGAACCGCCGTTGGTCACGCCAGAATAGGCAACCGACTGCCAGAACGAGAACGACGCGCGGTTGATGCCGCCATACGTTCCGCTGGTGGGCGCGTCAGGAACAGCGGCTCCGAGGCCGGTGATGTTCTTGCCGCTGTTGCCGGTACCGTCCAGATAGATGTCGCCGCCGATGCGGTTAGCCAACTGGGCTTCCGCAACATTCATACGGCCATCCAACAGGTCGATAATCGCTTCCTTACCGGAGTTCTGGATCATTTCCAGGCCGGAGATGGTGATTGCCGAGGCGTACTGGGTGATGGAGAACTGAGCAGCCGAAATGGGGCTGTTCTGCGACACGTTCAGCACTTCATAGCCAGAATAGCTGTTGGTGTTGTTCGTGGTGCTGTCATTGTACATGATTTCCTGCAGAATGACGTTACCGCCGCTGAAGGTCTTCACGTTGCCCCGGTCCTTCAGACGACGAAGGAGGGCATTGTTGTTAGTCACGTTGTCGGCCAGTTCACCGCTGCGGCTCTGAATATTGGTCGCAATGATGTCACTGATCGAACTATTGGCGAAAGCCATTGGGTAGTCCTTTCAAGTTTATCAAAAACGCTCGTTCACACTGTCGAATTGTTCGAGCAGCATAGAGCGTCTATCTTGCGCTTTGGTCGTAGTCTTGGTGCCGGGTGTGGAACTTTTGACACTAACCGCTGCCGCCTTCGCCGCTTTCGCAGCCCGATTGGCCGATGACGATTTTTGAGCCGCAGCTTCTGCCTGTGAGCGTTGCTGCGTCTGCGTAAAAATATCATCGTTAAGGCGAATAGCCTTTTCATAGGCTTCTTCTAACGTGCCCGCGATTCCGCTCTGTAGGAGTTGGATCATGGCCGGACGCGCTTCTTCAAAGTACTCTGCCTTACCGGCAAAGTTATTGATTTCACCCAGCAGAGATTGGTTTTCGGCCTGTTCCTGCTGCTGTTTAAAACCATTAATTTCCCCGCGAACGCTGTTTAGTTCGTTCTGCAAGGCATAATAATTGGGATCGACTGGTCCGACTTGTTGGTACGGATCGACTTCACCCAAATTAATTCCATAAGACTGGGCCAGGCTGGCAAGGTATGCCCGCTTCTGGTCCGGTGGGCTATTACGCAGCACATGGTCGGCTTCCATAAGCGCCTTTACGGCGCGGGGAGCATCAATACCAAGGCCCTGAATGGTGTTCATATAAGGCTGGATAGCCTCATTCATCTGGTCGGCAAACTGGGCTTTTGAGCGCAAAGGCTCAATACCAGCCCGCATTTCTTCCTCACGCTTGTAGGCGTATTCCTGCAAGCGGGGGTCGGCGGTTTGCCAGACTTCGTGATAGTCGCGCTTCCAAGAGGACGGCGGGCGCTTCCAGACGGGTTCCTCAACGGGAGCGTCTTCCGCAGCGTCATTAGCCACAAACTTGCCGTTGGGGGCGCGTGGGGCTGGTTCTTTGGTTTCTGGCTGGCTGGTTTCAACGTCGTCAAATTGCTGGGCAAGCAGTTCTTTACGATCTACGCCCTTGTCGTCTTCTGGAATGATCTCAGCTTGGGTGTCCAAGTCAATTTCTCCGTAGTTGTGCCAGTATTTGATTAGCCTGGCGGTCACTCATATCGCCCAACCGCCTGTGCAACATCTCGCGGCGATTGGTCGGTATCGGCGGCGGGGTGTTCTGCATTGTCTCGTTTCCGATCTCAATGCAGTTATGCTGGCGTAAATGTTCTCTATGCTTGGAACGCGAAGTAATCATACTTCCGTCAACCATGCTCTTATAGGGTTGAATGTCAAGCATAATCTGGTGGCCAGACTTTGTATGTTTGTCGAGTTCTTCACGAACCCATACTAGCTCGTCATCCTGATACTCAGCCAGCAAGCCTTTGCGGTCATATACAGCGCGGTATCTGCTCATAAAAGTACCATCAAGTCTTCATCTTCCATTTCCAAGTATTCGTTCCAAAGCCGTTCAGTGCGGTCCAAGTCATTGATTAGCTTATCAAAGTCTATACTAGGTAATGACTTGTCAGCCTTTTTGTTAGACTTGACCTTTACTTCAAACCCAGCCGTGAGTTCTTTAGCTAGGGCTGGCTTGCCTTCAACAATACGCTCATACGCCGCGATAACATCGTCGCGGTTGCGCTTAAGCCGTTGATTTTCCTTGTCAAACCGCTTCTTTAGCTTCTTGTGATAGTCGCCGTCATGGGTGTCATCGACAATGATGATCGGGGCTGGGACGTAGATTACGTTGCCAACCGTGCCGGTAGCTTCCACGCCGGTCAGTTCAAACGATACGCCGCCGTGGCTGACAGTCCCGACCTGGCCGGTGGCCTGAACGCCGGTCAGGGCAATGGTAATGCCGTCGCCTTCGGTGCCAACCTGGCCCGTAGCTTGGACGCCAGTCAGGGCTATTGTGGTGCTGGGTGTAACGCTCCCTGCGGCCCCTGTAGCGGCATTTCCGGTCAGGGCGGTGTCTTCGGACGGGGTTTGCGTACCAACGGCCCCAGTGGCCTGTACGCCCGTCAGGGCAACGGTACGCGCACCTACGCCTACGCTGCCGGGTGATCCCGTAGCAGCGTTGCCCGTAATTGGGAGGCTATCCCAAAGGGCGCTATCCCATGTGCCTGTGTCCCACGGACCCTGCGCCATGAGTATTAGGCAATGCGGATAAGAGCATTGGTCGCGTCACTGGTCGGCATGGTCAGCGTGAATGTCCCGGCGGTCACGGTCTGCGAGCCAAACGTATGAGCCGAAATGGCCTTGTTGCTCTGGGTCGAGTTGTAAATCAGGACGCAATCAAAGGCTGTGGTCAGCGTGACAGTCGTGTAGGTCAGGCTGGCTGAAGGCGTCCAATAGCCAGTCGTGCCGCTGGTTGTGGGGGCCGTGGCATTGGTGACAGTGACGCCGCCCGCCGAGTAGCCCGTGCCAGACACTTCGCCGGTCACGGTGTAGGCCGTAGTGGCCGCATTGATTGTGGCCGAGGCTAGGTACAGCGCGGCCTTGAGCGTGTCCGCCCCGGTGCCAGCCCGGATGACAGTCGTACCAAGGGCGTGGATGCCAGACAGGATCTCGCCCTTAAAGGACGTTGCCATTGCTTGTGTGTTGCTCACGAAAAGCCTCCAATTTCAGATGTGGAAATCATGGGTTTCTTCAGATGGACATGGACCGAGCGGTGGACCATTTCATCGCCATCCCAGTATTCAACCCATGCGGTTGATTCATTGTCGTCTTCAAACTGGCCTTCGCGCTTTTCAAGCAACGCTTCGTCCATGTTGCCTTTAGTCGTTGTAATCATTGCATCATTCCCGGTAATTGCGGCGGGACAGGCTCAACGCCCATCGCCCTGCCATCTGGGCCGCGCACGATCCGCTTGGGCGCACTGGCAGCCTGAAGGACATCATGGAGCTTCTGCATAGACTCGCCGTGCATGTTGGCCATGTTGTTGTGGGCTTCGGTCATCTGGTCCATCGCCATGCGGACGTTATCGCCAAGTTCCTTGGTGATAGTCTCAGACGCCGCCTGCTGTGCCTCAATCATGGGTAGGTCCATGCCGGGGTTGGCGGCGATGCGGGCAACCATGATCTTGGTGGCCGCGTCCAATTCGGACTTCCAACGGTCAAACTGCTCCTTGGCCGCAAGCTCCTGCATCTTAAGCTGGGCTTCATGCTGTTGGCGCTGCCCTTCAAGCTGAGATTCCATCTGCAGCTTCATCTGCTCGATCTGCATATCAGCCTGGGCGCGAGCCTGCTGGGACTGGGTATCGGCCTGAACCTTCATTTGCGTGGCTTGCTGGTCAGCCTGTAGCTTCTTGTCTTCCGCGCTGGGCTGCGGGTTCTGAGCTTTCTTGGCATTGGCTTCAATCATGTTCTGCAACGCGGCATCAATGGCACCTTCCATAACAGCGCCCTGTTTAAATCCGCCGAGGCCAAACTTCATCATGTCCATCAACATTGGCACCATCTCAGGCGATGCCTGACCGGCTGGCACAGCTTCACGCAGGAAGTTGCTGAACGCATTCATAAATTCCATGCGGTCTTGCTTGTTCTGGTTTTCGTCAAGCTGTACCAGACTGTCGGCGGCGACCTGAATGCGGAACGAACGTAAGGGACTATCCTTCATCAGTTGCAAGGCTTGCGGGATCATCTGCTGATCTGCAAGCGACATTTGTTCAGCCGCAGCTAGATGAAGGATAGTTTCAGGTTGGAACTTGGTGCAGATAATCTGCGCTTTTAGCCTTAGTAGTTCGCTGGCAAATAGCGCAACGCTCTCCTGCATAGCTCGCAGCCGCAATCCTGCATATTGTCCCTTAAGCTGCTGGGCCGTCGCCGACTCAGAAGCCGCACCAGCGCCGCGCAGAATGTCTGAAATACCTGTGATTTCATAAATCTGCCCTTTGATGTTGGCCTGTGCCTGGTAACAGTTGATGAGCGCGGAGGCCAACGTCTCGATGGGCAGAAGGTCGATAGAACCCTTCAGGCCACCTTTCTCGCTGAAGGCCATCCATTTATCGACAGGGATCAACGTATTGTTGTCCCCTTCCGTCAACAAACGCTGCAGTGCTGGCTGAGAAGCATCATACACACCACGGACGCGCAGGGATTTGACCAGACCGTCAATGCGGTCAGTCAGGATGTCTAGTTCGTTGGCTTGGTCCTGATACAGGATAAAGTCCGGCACTGGTATGAGGCTATCGCTGGTCGTCGTGGCGTACAGCGGCTTGGCGCACGGAAAGAAGCATTCCAGACCAAGCGGGTCGTCGCGCTCATCCAGAAGCTCCGCATAGTTCTCCATGAACCAATAAACCTTAGCGGTTTCCTTGTCCCACAGTTCGCAGACCTTAGCTTTGTCGTTTGTCTTTTCCTTCTGACCGTACTTGGTCAGACCGTCCGGGCTGCTGTTAAACGAAATCTTTTTGGCTAGCTTCTTGCCAAAGCGTTCCGTAAACGCATCCTTGGACATATAAACCCAGCGCCAGACCTGCGTTACTTCTTCCCAAGTACGAGCGCAAGAATGGCCGAAATCACGCCAGTGAACGTAATCGGTAGGGGCGCACTCATAGTCAATTTCTTCAGGGGGGCCATCGTTTCCGGCGGTTTGATTGTGGATGTCGCCTTCGGCTTCTTTGGACTCGCCTTCTTCAATGTCTTCGGTGATTTGGTAGCCATCTTCGGGTACGTCCTGCTGTTTGATATGCGGGTCATAGCGCACCCACGACACGCCGCGCCCGCCAAGGAAGCGGTCTTCCACCGCATGACGCATGGCTGAACGGAAATCAGGATAATGCTCAATTTCGTAATCAAGCGCCCGTTCAATCAGCAAAGACGCAACGCGGCCAACGGGGTCATTATCACCAAAACGCCGCGATACGTCGGCCTTGGGCAGACGAGCATACACAGCAGGAACTAGTGTCTGGACATTGGACCAAAGGATGTTGAACCGCGCAGCCTCGTTCGCCATGCCGGTGCCAGTACCTTGGTCATCCCGGTAACGACGAATGATCTTTGTCGTCCGCGCTTCCCACTTCTTGTACTCGCCATTGTACGCATGGACGCTGCTCAAGAGCTTATTGACGGTAGAATCTACTTTTTCCAATGCCATCGTCTAATTCCTTAATGTCGTATTAACGCGGCGGCATTCCGCCCGGAGGCATCATGGGACGCGGAGCCATGCCGGGAGGCGGGCCGCCGGGACCGCCCATCGGAGGCGGGCCGCCCTGCGGCTGGGGCGTCATCACGCCCTGTATCTGCATTGGGATGCCGGGGGGGGGGCCGCCAGCGCCGGGTGGCGGACCGCCCTGCGGAGGCATACCGGGCGGGGGACCGCCCTGCGGGGCCATACCCGGAGGCGGGCCACCGGCTCCGCCCGGCTGGGCCAACTGCATACGCTGCATGATCTGCGCTAGGCGCTGTGGGTCGATGGGCATGTGATGTTCCTTATTTGTTACGACTAGAAATTGCTGCGGCCTTGGACTTGGCATCTGCCTTGCTGGACGCGCCCCAGGCCCGTAATGCCAGCGCCAAGCGGGTAGGCTTGCCATCCTTCTCCATCGGCCCCGGCATACCGCCCATACGGGCCAAGAATGACGCGCGGCGTGGATTGTCGCCAGCCTTGACCGGCGGCTTCAGCGTCCCGCCTGTCTGGGCATGATAAGACGCGCGGCCCTTGGCGTTTAAACCGCCCGCCTTGTTCTTACCTTCGCTGCGCGTCCATGCTGCGGTCATTTGCTGTCCTTCTTAGCGCCCTTGGCAGTCTTGGCAGACTCCTTGAACGCGCTTGCAGTCGGCGCACCAGGATCGCCCGGCTTACGCATCTTCTCGCCCGACCCCGCCTTGATCCGCTCCTGCTTCGCAAGGATATTGGCGTATAGCCCAGCTTTACGCACTGAAGATGCCGACAGCCATGACTTCTACGCCAGCGCCAGTCGTGATCTTCCACGCGCCGTTGGCCGACACGGCATTGAATTCAATGTTGTACACGCCGGGGATTACAGACGCGCTGGCCGGAAGGACAGTATGCGTGAGAATGCCCGTACCCGTGCCATCGACAATCACAACATTGCCAGTCGCGCCAGTCGTGACCGTGCAAATCAAACGATGCAGGTAGTCGCCTACTGCGCCAGTCGTGCCAAGAACCTGCGCGGACTGGGATGCCGCCACATGCTCATAAAAATACCGATATGGGTTGTTTACGCCGCTCATAGTCTAGCCCTTCTCTTTGTCTTCTGTGATGCCCACATATCATTCAATGTGGCCGTATTGGTCCTGCCCACAATTAGCGGGCGCTCGCTCGCCATGACCTTCGGGAGCGCTTCGCCCCGCCAAGCAACAGCCAGCATTCTAAATGCATCTGCCGGATGGCTGCACCAATTGTGTTTGGGAGCCGATCGGAACGCCTTCTTGTCTTCATCGTACTCGCGTTCATACTGGCGCAATGCCTCAATGCCTTCAGCGCATTTGCGTTCGTCGAAATAGCACTTGGGCAGCGTCATACGCACAGCCTGAATGCCGTCTTGTACGCCCAGGTCAGGCACAACATTGATATTTGCTAGACCAAGGTGTTCAGCCAGTTGCTCAATGATTGACTTACCTTGAGCTGCCAGAGTCTTAGCTCGCGCATCATGCGGCAAGTAATGCTTGCCGTAATGGTAAGGCTTATTGACAACAACTTCAGCAATATCAGAAATACTAGCGCCGGAAACAGCGTAATAATCGATAACATGGATTTCATTGCGGGCCACCTGATACCACCAGATTGCTGTGTCATCACGAAAGCCCAAGTCCCAAGCCGTGTAAGTTGGCAAGCTGGGATCATAGGCAACTTCTCTAATGCGGCCCTGATCCTGAGCCTCGCGCATCTCGACACCATAGAACGCGCCTAGAATTGCAGCTTCAAAGCTGCATTCATATTCCTGCATGTACTGGTCGGGCGTGATCTGCGCCTTGACGGCTTCAAGTTCGTACCGGGGCAACAGACCGCTATCCGTAGCCGTCAGCCTGAGAAGAAACCAATCTTTAGGGTTTTTCTTGGCGTCTGAGTAAATGTCCCAGAATTGGTTCTTTCCTTTGGGCGTACCAGCAAAAACCGCCCAGCCCTGCTTGTCAGACAGCGTGGGACGAATGACATGGCCCCATACAGAAGGCCGAAAATCGCCATATTCGTCCATAAAGATGCCGTCAAAGCCAAGACCACGCATGGCATCAGCGTTATCAGCGCCAAAGAGCCGAATACGTCCGCCAGTGACCAAATCAATTTGCAATTCGGCTTCATTGGACGCCTTGGTGATCGGTGCGCTAAACCGCTTGAGATAATCCCAAGCTACAGACTTAGCCTGACTGCGGAACGGCGCTATGTACGCAAACTGCGGGCTGACCGACTTACAAGTGATCGCCGCCCGTATGATGTCGTTAATGGCTGCCACAGTCTTGCCCGCCCGGCGGTGCGCCACAAGGCAAGCCCACCGCTGGGTGCGGTCATGGAAGGGCATGAACGCAGAACGCGGTTCGTAGCCAATGCTGATTTCCTTAACCGCCATCCGATTTTACTTTTTAGCGTCAAGCCACTTCACAACCAGTTCAACCGGGCCTTCGTCCTTGCCCGTCATCTCATGGCGGGCCAGCTTTGGCACATGGTACTCAATAAGGTCCGAGAAGCACTTGATCGCAGCCAGAGGGCCGTCGCGGTCATGGACTTCATCCAGCCACTCCTGGAGCCTGTCAGCGTTACCATCAACAAAACGGGCAATCGCCTCACGGGCGTTCTGGGTCGATTTGTTCTTAACGCCCTTGCGACGGCCAGGGTTGCCTTTTTTGAACTGAGCGTGTTTGGGAGGAGGCGCGGCCATTAGATGTCGTCCCTTTTCATGGTTTTCATAGCGCGGGCCAGCTTTGGACCTTTGTCCGCCTGGTTGAACTCTTTGGCGACTTTGACCGGAATGCCAGCTTTCTTGGCAATTTTCGGGTCATGTGCCGCCGCAGCCATGAATCGACGCTGTTTGTTCGATGTCGAAGGCATATCGCACCAGATTTAGGTGAATCCAGCAAGAAAATACGCTTGATGCAGATTACAGTCAATATATGGGGGCGGACATGAGAAAAAGTCATAATATGGTAGGGTGAAAATATTTGTACGGGGGGTTGATAGCAATCGCGGACCCACCCCGTCGAAGAATTTTTTGAGAACCAATCTCAAATCCCATGCTACCGGGCACCATTCCAATGATATCAATGGGTTAGCATACCTATGTTGCAATGCAACACGATTTCCCATAATAGACGTTATACGCAGATCGTTGAAATAACCCAATGAATACAATGAACTGACCTATTCGGTCACGCCGTCAATTGAGGCAATTGCAACCGCAAGGTGCATTAACCCCGATCGGGGCGAGGCAATCGGGGCAGGGGTAACGCCAGCCGCCTGGGCTATGGGTATGCGGGCGGGGTAACGATTGCCGCTGGGCAAGGCTGCCAGCCCCGCAGAATAACAAGCTGGTTATTCTGCTCCCTTCTCAGCCAGGACGAGACGGACATTTAGAACCGGACATCCGGACAAGACACCGTACCTATAGGTACGGTGTGCGTGTCCCGGCTAGATGCGATGCCTTGTCCTACCGGACATCACGGTAGTATTTGGCGGTCAAAACCGGACATTTAGCCCGGTTTTAGGACATCCACGTATTTCCTTGCGAACCGTTATCAAATGTCCGGTTTTGGACCCAAATGACCGCTGCATTGCAGCATGGTTCGTAAAAATAGGTGCAATCCATTGAAATCATTGGGTTTTTAGGGGTTGGTTCCGGCAGAAAGTCATGATAATCGCAGATGTCCGGTCATTCGCCTCTTTCTGCTCTCTCCAGCCGCCAAAAATAATATCCCTCTGCCCCTTGCGCCTCCCGTAATCATGAGTTTTACTCATGGCACACCGAATCAACGGTGCATCGAAAGGACCGCCACATGGTTTTCATGCTCGAATACGCCCAAAACTACAATCGCCGGTTTTCTGGCTGGGTCATTGCTGACACGTTCGCAACAGAGGCCCTTGCTCGCGATGCGGCGCAGCACATTCGCGGCGTGGAAGGCGATGACTGGCAAATTACGCCGATCAGCGAGGACGAACTCTAGCCACACCAGGCGGGGGCTTCGGCCCCCAGCCCCCCTGAAAGGACCGCAATTATGCAAAATTTTCCCGACGATTTCCGCCTTGTTTGGTTGCCAGAATACGCTGGTTTGACCGGCGAATACGAACTGCAGTGGCTTAATCAGGATGGAGATTACGAAACTGTAAAGTTTTCCCATGACCCGGAAGCCCTTGTTGCGCTGGCGCTTGAATTACGGGGGCCGCTAACATGACCTGCTACATCCCCCCGCCCCTACGCCCCAGCTCAATCCGCCGTATTGCGGGATTGGCGGCGGGCATACTGGCTATGTCCGCCATGTTTGGCGCTATCGCCATGATTATGTTCATCATTTCCGCAATGTTGGAGAACTGACATGACCTGGTATTTCGTCTGCCTGCCAGACGGTCAAGTTTGCAATCGTTTCAATAACTTACACGATCTGACGGACTTTATTCGCGATTACGACGTCACGGGGGCTGACTTTTACCGCGCTGAAGACGGCAAATGGACCCAGATCAACGGGCTGGTCGATGACTGCTTGGAGGAGGCTAGGCTAGAGGCTCACTACGATGACAATCATTTTGAGTGGGTTAGTTCGCCAGAGAAGATTGGTCGAACATGACCGATTATCGCGTCACCGTGACGGTAAAAAACGCCCGTATCTTGCGGGCAATGGAAAAGGCCGGGTTTGATAGTGTGGCAGCTTTGGCTAGGGCTATGGACATCAGTACCACTACTTTGCACACGTTGCTGTCTCTGAGGCGCTCGCCTCTTTCACGCGGGCGCGGACCGAAAGGCAACGACAGCAATAGGCCATTGCGTTGGATTCCTACAGTTGAAAAGCTGTCTTTGATACTCAAAGTACCCGTTGAGGAGCTATTCAGCCCGGCACAGCGCAACCCGTCTGGGTCTTTGAATCGTAAGAGCATTGACGTATCGGAAACAGATGTGCGGGCTTACATTGCAAGTGCGTCATACACTGCTCCCGCGCTTGAAGACGGATTAATCAAAAAAGACACGCTTAGAAAAATTATCATTGAGGCAAAGTTAGACGCCCGCGAAGATGAAATTATTGCGGGTACGTTTTTTGAAGATAAATACGCCCCAGATTTTGCGGAAAAGTTTGGCATTTCAAGAACTCGGTCTGACCAAATAAGAAATAGGGCGCTGCGGAAGCTGAAGGCTGCGGCTGATAGGCTAAATGTTGGCAGCGCGGGGTTGTTCATATGACACCCAAATCCCGCAAACAACATTACCGCAAGACGCCTGGCCGTTGCCAGGCTTGCGGGTCGCGGCTGGTCACAGGTGACTGGCACCGCCCAGGCTCAGGCGGGAGCATACAGTGCGCCCATTGCCGCCCTAAGTTTGTAAATAACCTTGAAAATGTTGATATTGATATGGAGACACCATGACCGAATCATCAGCCCGCATTGCGCTGGCCGAATTGGCCCAGGGCCGCACCCAGGACGAGTACATTGCGCTGGTATGGGCGCAGCGTTACCCTAATTCCAGTTCCGCTGCGTCGCCTGGCTGGCCGTTTAAACATAGCGAAGGCGTCGAACAGCCCAGCAAATTAAGGAAAGTCAAATGAAAGCCGCCGACTTCCTGTCACAGGTTGCCCTTATCGTGCGCGAGCGCGGCGAAGTGTATGGCGACCCACGGGCGAACCTTGGCGACACGGCAGCCCGCTGGTCAGCTACGCTAGGCCACAAGGTCACGCCAGCGCAGGTCTGCCTTTGTATGGTGGATTTGAAGATGTCGCGGCTGAAGGCCAGCCCGCGGCACCTAGATTCATTGCAAGACATTTGTGGTTACATCAGCCTTTTGGCTGAAATTGTGACCGACTAAGCATCTGCCGACTTCCCACAGACGGCAGGAGCGGTTATTCCCCCGGTAAACTTGGCGGTTCGCCGGGGGGATAATTATCGCTCGATCACCCACACATCTGGCGATTTCTCGTATATCTTCTTGGCTGCCTTCAGCTTGTTCAACACTCTGTTGATGGCGCGGCGCACGTTGTCTGGGTTGTCGCCGCCTAGCGGCTTGGCTTCTGTCCGCATCTCATGTGTTGTGACTGGCTCGCCTGAATCCAACATCCGCAAGATCATGCTGCTGTACTTGCCTGACTTCAGGTTTTCGGCAGCTTCGCGGGCCTTGTCAGAGAAGTTGGCGACTAGGCTCGTCTGGCGTTCACCATGCTCGTTTACGCCAAGGTCAACGCTTTCCATATCAAAGTAATATGGCTGCTCTGGGCGTTCGCCGTCCTTCATCTTGGCCACAATCATTTTGCATGACAGGGCTTCTGGATCTGAGCGTTGGACTGAGAGCATGGCGTCCAGGTTGGCTGCGATGGCTGAAGACCCGCGTGGCCTGTTGGCTGCGTCCACGTTGTAGCCTGTGTGGTGAATTATCATGACGGTGCAATTGAAGGGCGCTCGTAAGTGTTGGTTGACCGCCCGAAAGAAGTCGCTGATCTTTGTGGCGTCATTCTCATCACCGCCGCCAAACATCTGGGATAGCGTGTCCAGCACGATCAAGGTGGGCGGGACGGGCATTTCGGCAATGTCCATGCGTAAGCTGGTCATTTCCTCTTGGACGGTCAGATTCAATGGGGTAATGCAAATGTTAAACCCCGGCACAAACTCTTGATTCAAATGTGTCTTTGCCCATGCGTGAGCGCGTCGATAGATACCGCCGCCGCCTTCTGCGGCGCAATATACGACTGGGCCTTGCTTGGTCCGCAGCCCCATCCATTCCAGGCCAGAGCAAATGTGCAGCGCAGCCGATAGGGCCACAAATGACTTGAATGTTTGGCTGGCCCCGAACAGGCACATCATTGCGTCTTGTGGGATGACCCCATTGACCACCCAGTCCACGTTGGCCGTGCGCTCCTTTAGCTGCTCCATTGACATGACCAACTTGGGGAACGGGTTGGGCGCTGGCTTGTCCTCTGGGGCAAACTTGCCGGCAGATTCAACCATGCGGACCAGATCAGGCCCAATGCGGACCAGCCAGCGGTCCATATCAGGCCCAGCAACGGGCGGCTTGCTTGCCATCATGATTGACCGCAAGTGATTTACTACAGCCCCACGGTGCATCCCAGAGGCCACCATAGACGCGCTGATCTTCAGCAGAGCGTCATGGTATGACCGCTGGGACAGGTCTGGGTTGATGATGTCTTTGTATAGCTGGGCGGCGTCTCCTGTACCGGCCTTGATGTCTTCTTGGGCTTTGGCTTTACCTACAGCAGCCCGGAGATCTTCCAGCTTGATGCCAAAGACTGCGGCTGCGTCCGCCAGGCTGTAGACATCGCGGAAGTCGCACTTCAACATCTTGGTGGTGAAGATGCCGTCTGGTCTAGCCTTAGTGTTTGACCCCACCGGTAGCCGTGCGTAGCGGACTGGATTGTTGCCGTTGTTGTCGGCAGAGATCAGCTTGTCGTCTGCCATCTTCTGCAAGACGGCTTTGATGAGCGGTAAATTTTGGGTATCTTTGTCCTCTGGGTCCAGCAGCATACCAATCTGGACGCTATTCGGACTGGTTTGGAGCTTATAGGACACCTTGCCCAGTACGGCGTCTGGGTCTGCGTCGTCGGCCACCAGGACGGCTAGGCGCCCAAATGTCTCGTTGGACCGGCGCTTTGTACCGTCGCGGCTGTAGAGGACAGATACGCAGAAATATGTATTATCTTCTTGACGTTGATCGAGAACAGCCTTTTCATTGTCGGTTCCCCCGTAAGCGTTACCGCTCCAAACTCCGGGCAGCGCCTTATTGGGGTCTGATGCAAATGCCGTAGTCCAACCAAAGTCGTAGTCTGCCCGCAGCTTGCCATAGACGGCAGCCAGGAACTCAGAATTACGCAGCATTGAAGCCTCGTTTTAGATGCCGGAAAGCATTTTGATTGTGATTTTGATTTTGTGCTTGTCTGCGTACTTCAGGATTTTGGGCCAGTATTTCTGCGGGACGCGCCCACTCGTACCGCGCTCAACTAGCCACAGCGAAACACCTGATTGTGTTAGACCCACGAGCTTGGCGGTCTTCGTAACCCCGCCCAGCATCGTACAGATTGTGAAGGCCGGTTCACACCGACCCTTGATCGTTGCCATTGCTAAAACCTTTTGAGACGGCGCGGACCATGAGGTGCTTTGCAGAGGATGACAAGACCAAAAAATAACTAAAACCCATATTGATTTTAAATTGTAACCTAGACTACAACCGTTCCCGAAATGATTCGATAGGAGGCTGATCAATGGCGTTTGACTTGAAATCTATTCGTAAGAATGAGGCTATCTCTAGCCCGCGTATCCTGTGCTATGGGGTTCCAGGGATTGGGAAATCCACGTTTGGTGCATCTGCACCCAACCCCATATTTATCTGCACGGAAGACGGCCTTGGCTCGCTGAAAGTCGATAGCTTTCCGCTGGCCCAAACGTCAGATGATGTACTGGCAGCCATTGCTTCGCTGTATTCCAGTAAACATGAGTTCAGAACTGTGGTCATTGATTCGGTAGACTGGCTTGAGGCCATGATTGCCAAGGAAATTGAGACTAAGTATGACGCCAAGGACTTGGCCTATGGCCGTGCTGCCGTGTACGCCGTTGGACGTATGCGGGAGATACTGGACGGCCTGAACGCCCTGCGTAACGACAAGGGCATGATCGTCATTCTGATTGCCCACTGCCAGATACGCCGCTTTGATAGCCCAGAAGTTGAACCATACGACAGATACATGCCCAAGTTGCAGGACAAGGCTAACGCTGTTGTCCGCGAGTGGGCTGATGCCGTGCTGTTCTGCAACTATAAAACCGTTGTGAAGAAAGACGATGTTGGGTTCAATCAGACCAACAATCGCGGCATCAGCACTGGCGAGCGTCTGCTGTTCACCAGTGAGAAGCCCGCATACATGGCTAAGAACCGCTATTCCATGCCTGAATCCATCCCGCTGTCTTGGGATGACTTTGCCGCTGCAATTAATTAACCGAGGAGAACTGCACTATGCCTATCATCGACTTTGACGCTGTTGAACTCACTGAATTTGCACCGCGTACTTTTGAAGCCCTACCGCGCGGCGACTACACTGCCATGATTACCGATAGCGTACTGAAGGACACTAAGTCTGGCCTGGGCCAGTACATCGCGCTGACGATCGAGATTATCGACGGTTCGTATTCTGGCCGCAAGATTTGGGACAACCTTAACGTCAAGAACCCTAATCCTACCGCTGAGAACATCGCTAAAGCTGGCCTTACCCGCTATTTCCAATCGTGCGGTCAGGACTTGGAGAAGGGCGCTGACACCACTGCGCTGTACAACATCCCGTTTAAGCTGACGCTGGGCATTGATCGCAATGATGCAACCCGCAACACCGTGACTGGTTCTGGCCCGCTTGGCTCTGCCAAGAAGCCCAAGCCCACAGTTGACCGCGAGGCTGTTGCCTCTGGCAAGAAGCCCTGGGAGCGGTGATTTTGTAATGGCAATCAACGCCAAAGAAATCAGTCAGTTTAAAAAACTGATGATGATGACAACATCAGACAATGATCCTGAAGCGTTGATTGCTATTCGCAAGGCAAATACCATTTTAAAAAACAATAAAGTAAATTGGGACGAACTTTTCAAACAAGTTAATTTCAATAGTTTAAGCGTTAAGAATACTCATGGTTTTAGAGATAGTTATAAAAGTTACAGTCCTAAATATCCATCTGAGCCTAAGACATCATCAAACAGGACCACTAGCTCGGACATATTAAAACCCTTGCAATTTGCAATGGACCGCTGCGAAGGCAGTTTTTATGATTTTTTAGAGAGTTTAAAATATCAATTTCAAAACAAGGGTTGGTTGTCCGAAGCCCAGGTTGCGGCAATCATGAAAAGCGCAGTGCGTAGTGGCTGGCGCGGTTAAAAAAGGGTAAAAAATGACAATTATACCGGAGCCGATTAACACAACAGCAAGTAAAATTTACGATTGGTATGAATCCAAGCGTGAAGGACACCGCGAACACTTGGGCGCGTCCTTGATTGGGCATGAGTGTGATCGGTTTCTGTGGCTGACGTTTCGCTGGGCTGCGTCCCCCGTTTTCGGGGGGCGCGTCTTGCGTCTATTTGGAACTGGTAAGCGGGAGGAGCAGCGTGTTTACGAAGAGTTACAGGCCATTGGGGTTGAACTACACACCGAGCAAGACGGCAAGCAAATCGAGTGCCGTGACCGTCGTGGTCATTTCGGTGGTAGTGTTGACGGCATTGGCCGGGGCTTTCCTGAAGGCCCGGAGACTTGGGCTGTTCTAGAGATCAAGACGGCCAACTTCTCAGCGTCCAAGAAGCTAAAGGACGCTGGCGTTGAGAAGGCCAAGCCACAGCATTACGCCCAAATGATGATCTATATGGGTATGCTAAAGCTGGACCGGGCGCTTTACCTGAACGTCAACAAGAACACGGACGACATCTACACCGAATGGGTGCCATTTGATGAAGGCACATTTAACGACCTTATGCGCCGCGCTGACCGTATCATTGGCGCAACTGAGCCTGGTCCCAAGGTTGCCGATAGCGCGTCAAAGATGCCCTGTAAGTTTTGCGACTTTGCGCCGTTCTGCCATGACACGCAGCCCGCTGAGTTTAACTGCCGTACCTGTTGCCACTCTACGCCCAGGGACGGCGGTAAATGGCAATGCCATGAGCATGACAAGGAGTTGTCGGTTGAAGACCAGCGCAAGGGCTGTGATAGCCACCTGTTCATCCCGGCCTTGGTACACGGAACAGCTATTGATGCTGATGTGGGATTCGTCGAGTATTTTGTTGAAAGCACGGGCGAGACATTTAAGAACGGCCCCGCCCACACGCCCAGCAAGGAAGTTGTCAAGCGCGGGCGCAAGAAGAAGGCCGTTGTTGATCTAGGCCCAGAGATTTCATTGGATGATTTAAATGACGACATACCCTTTTAGGCATCACATGCTAGTCAGCCAGCGCGAGAGCGCGTTACACGCCTTGATCTTGGAACGGCAAGCCCGCAATGAGGATACGCTATATCTGAATCATCACGCCAAATCAGTTGAGCTAATCCAGTACAATGCAAGCCGGGGCATGAGCCGTAAGGCAATGGCAAAAATATGGCCGTACAGGCTGCTAACATTGGTATTAGGGCATGAGGAGGCGAAATGACTGACATGATCAAACGGGTGGCGACGGCGCTTCGGCAATCGGACTACACTGATTGTGAACCGGAGAATGTTATGATCCCCATTTGGTGCTATTTTGACCAAGCCCGCGCTGCCATCGCCGCCATGCGGGAGCCTACGGGTGCCATGTATATGGCCGGGGGGATTGTCTCCCCATCTGCCCATTTGGCTGACAAGGACTACAAGCCGTGTGGGACAAGAACCATTGGCGACATGGCGGCAAAGGCCGCGTGGGAAAAAATGATCGACGCCGCGCTGGAGGAAATGTGATGGACATGATCGAGCAAGTAGAGCGAGCCGTTTACGCATCGCTTAAGGTCGAAGGGTTTTCGCATCAGGATTTTGATTTGTTGAATACATTTCAAAAAACGCAGGTCAATAAAATGGCCCGCGCCGCCATTGCCGCCATGCGTAACTGCACCCCGGCAATGCTAGACGCCGGATCCGCCGCACACCCGGCTGGTGGTTACGTTCGCGGTACACTTTTGACGGATATTATAGAGGCTGAGTGGGTGGCGATGTGTGACGCGGCGTTGGGGGAGAAATGATTATTTTAGGCATAGACCCCGGCCTGTCGGGCGCGTTGGCGTTCCTTGACACCAAGACAGGCATGATCGCGGTGGAGGATATGCCAGTCGTGACCGTCATGCGAAACCGCAAGGAAAAGCGGGAAGTCAGCGCCCAGTTGGTCGCGGCTATAGTGGTTAAACGGCATGTCGAGGCGGCCTTTCTAGAGAAGGTCAACGCAATGGCCGGTCAGGGCGTGTCGTCAGTCTTTAGCTTTGGACGCTCTGCGGGCATTATAGAAGGCGTCCTGGCGGCGTTCGACATCCCAACCACGCTGGTCACGCCACAGGCTTGGCAGAAGGCTATGGCCGTCAGGGACGGCAAGGACGGCAGCCGGGAGCGGGCTATGCAGCTATTCCCGGCCAGCGCGGAGCTATTCCAGCGAAAGAAGGACGATGGTAGAAGCGATGCCGCGTTAATTGCCAAATATGGCGCAACACAAAAGGAAAGCCTATGAACCGATACCTGCTCACCGCTGCCGTATTGTGCGTTGCAGCCCCCGCCTATGCTGCGCCCAAGCTGGGCATTTGCCACGGCGAATATGCCCTATGTGCCGCCTCCAGCACGGAGGCCACCGGCCAGACTATGGTTGTCGGCGGCAAGACCTTCATGCAGGGCCATGCCGTCTGCCCCGTCCTGAAGGGCGAGAGCATTGCCGATCTTCACCTGACCGGCTCCTGTAAGGCCCCGTCAGTCCCCGGCGGCGTCTGGAGCCTGTTCAGCACGGCCACCAGCTACCCACAGGCCCCAAGCTGGGCTGTGGTCCCGGCTGTTCCCAGGACGTTTACCACTGCCCTGGGCCGTGGCTTGGGCATGTCCAACATGTGGTCATACCCCTGCGTCAAGCGTCCGCAGCCCGTCAACGGCGCTGTCTTGGCCGACTGCATTGGGCCGATTAATGAGTCCCCTTGGGACGGCGGCCATGTCCCGCCGGGTTCGTCTAACGTGACCGCTGCCCCTGTTGGCGCGTCTGATCCCGTGGGCGGCAATTACTGATGAAGTCCATCCGCGTCTCCATCGATTTTGACGTTGAGTATGACGATACCGAGCTGGGGGCTTTTGCCTACGCTATGGCGGTTGTCGATGAATTACTGAGCCTTGAGATTGATGGGGACGGGGTTAAAGTCGTGCAAACTAGGAGCCATTCGTGATCTGGGGCGAGAAAGACTGCGCCAGGCTGGCCGCTCTGGTAGCCACCGGCATCAGCTACACGCTGATTGGCCGGAAAATGCACATCACCAAGAACGCGGCCATTGGCAAAGCGCGGCGTTTAAACTTGCAGAAGTCACCGGCCTCGTCCACGCCTATCAAATACAAGAAGTCCGTATATACGCCCAAGCCGCCCAAGCCCGCCAAACGCAAGATCATACAGACCAAGGCCATCCCGCCGACGCCGCCACCTGTGCCTGTCTCAGTACCCGAGATGCGGCTGGTCACGATGATGCAGCTAACAAGCCAGCATTGCCGCTATCCAATTGATACGCCTACAGAAATGCTATTTTGTGGCCGCATACCGGACGGCCAGCCGCCCTATTGCAAGGCCCACGCCAAGCTGTGCTATATGCCGCCCCGCGAGCCTAACCGTTCCGAGAGAACTCTTTCGATTCAAGTTCAACTTCGCTGACCCGCTTGCCCCAGCCTTTGCCAAATGTCGGCCATGTCGGCAGGGATTTAAGGAAATCCAAGCGGCGCTGGCTGTAGTCCTCAATAAACTCGACAGGATCGGCCTCTTGTATGGCCGCTAGGGTCTTGGGGCCAAGGCTGCCATCAACCTTCTGGTGCAGGACATACTGAGCCAGTTTAACTGCCCTGCCGGGGCCGGAATTGACCGCGCAATCGAACAAGCAATAATCCACCCCATGCGGCAGGTCATCCCCGTGGATAGTGTCCCAATAGCGGACCTTATAGACAGGCTGGACGGCCTCCTGCGTCAAGGCGCGCATATCCGCCTCCGACGCTGACTTGCCCGTGTGGGCGTCCCAGACGGCCTTTGTAACGCCGCAGCAAGTCATGCCGCCGGGGTCGCTGGGGTGGTTCACAAAGCCGCCTTCGTGGCGCATCAGGAGCCGCATGGCGAAGTCAAAGGTCGGTTTCATGGGGCCTTCGGGCAAAGGGTGTGATAGACCGCGTTATGCTCTTTCACGGCGGCAATAGTCTCCAGCGTGTCGTTCAGCCGGGAAAACTGGATAACCTTCGCAACTGCACAAAACTCAGTCCCGGCTATCGGGGTCTGCGGCCCGCAACACGCTTGGATCAGCGGCAATAGCAGCACGAACAGCGTCCCTAGCCTGATTTGCCTTCTGTATGTCAT